GAATTTCCTTTTGTAGTACCAAGATACCTAAAAGCATCACACGAAATTTATGGTAGATCTCCTGCAATGACAGCATTGCCAGACGTTAAGATGCTAAATGAAATGTCAAAAACTATAATCAAGTCTGCGCAAAAACAAGTTGATCCACCTTTACTAGTTCCAGATGATGGTTTTATGTTACCAGTAAGAACAGTACCTGGTGGTTTAAATTTTTACAGAGCAGGAACTAGAGATAGAATTGAACCTTTAAATATTGGTGCAAACAATACACTAGGATTAAACATGGAAGAACAAAGAAGAAACTCAATTAGAAATGCTTTTTATGTCAATCAACTTATGATGCAAGATGGTCCACAAATGACGGCAACAGAAGTAATTCAACGTAACGAAGAGAAGATGAGATTACTTGGACCAGTTTTGGGTAGACTTCAATCTGAATTATTAAAACCATTAATCGATAGAGCCTTTGCAATATTGATGAGAAGAAATTTATTTGCACAAGCACCAGACTTTTTATCTGGTCAAGAAATAGAAATTGAATATGTATCACCATTAGCTAAAGCACAAAAATCTACTGAACTACAATCAATTATGAGAGCAATTGAAATTATGGGTAGTTTATCTAATGTTGCTCCAGTATTCGATCATATCAATATGGATAAATTGGTTAGACATTTAACTAGCATTGTTGGTGTACCTCAAAAAATTTTGAAGCCACAAGCTGAACTAAATGCCGAAAGACAACAAGCAGCACAACAACAAGAACAAATGCAACAAATGCAACAAGTACAACAACTAGCAGAAGCAGGGGGAAAAGTAGCGCCATTAGCAAAAGCATTGCCAGAAGAAGCGCAAGCAGTAGCTAATTCAGACGCAGAATAATATGGAAACAAATAAACAGTTGGAAAACATAATTAAAAAACTAAAAGATAATTATCAATATATTTTTAATACAGACGAAGGCAAAGAAGTTTTGTCTGACTTAGAAAAAAGATGTCATTATCATTCTACCACGAATATAAAAGGTGATAGTCATGAAAGTGCATATATGGAAGGTCAACGTAGCGTACTTCTATTTATAAAACAAATGCTACAAAAGGAGAATAAGAATGTCAAGTGAACAGATAACACAAACTGATGTGCCTGTAGAAGAGACAACAACTACTACAGACACTCCTCAAGCAATTGAACAACCATCAACTGTTGCCAAGTCTTGGAAAGAAACAATCTCGGAAGAGTTTAGAAATGATCCAAATATTTCTAAGTTTACTGAAATAGATGCGTTAGCTAAAAGCTATATCAACGCAACTAGAATGATTGGTCAAGACAAAGTTGCAGTACCAAATGAGAACTCAACAGACGATCAATGGAATGAAGTATATGGAAAACTTGGTAGACCAGAATCTGCAGACAAATACAAGTTAGAAGTAAAATCAGAAACAGCTCCATTAGATGAAAGTGCAATAAAACAATTTGCAGAGAACGCTCATCAACTTGGTTTAAATAATAAACAAGCACAAGGTATCTTAGAGTTCTACAAAAATTCTATGGAAGGATCTGTACAACAAGCAAGAGTAGATACTGAAACTGCTCAAGCAAATGCTGAACAAGAACTTCGTAAAGAGTGGGGTAGATCTTATGATGAGAATATAAAAAAAGCTGGTGCTATTGCTAAAGCAAACATGAGTGAAGATATTCTTAACATGGAACTAAAAGATGGTACTCGTATTGGTGATCATCCTTCTGTAATAAAAGGTTTTGCAAGCATTGCTAACCTAATGTCAGAAGATAAATTAGTAAGTACAGAAAGTGAAAATGTTGATAGAGGTACAGATTATGAAGCCGAAATCAGTAAACTTGTTAATGATAGAGATGGTCCATATTGGAATAAAGCACATCCAGATCATGACAAAGTAGTTCAACAAGTATTTACTTTGAGAACAATGATTAATGGATAAAGAAGAGTTAAGATTAGAAATACTTCGTATTGTTGTAGAGAGTGGATCAGAGAATCAAAAATCTAATCCCTTGCCAATCTGCGAAGAATATTATACATGGGTTTCTAAGGCGAGTGAAAATTCGCCTAAGAAAAGTAAGACAATGCGTAAGCACCTTACTGACAACAAAGAATAGAATTGTAGTCTAAAAGACTTTAAATCCAAGAGAAGCCAGAATTTCTGATAACGTCTCTGTTTTGTTTTAACATTAACTTAACAATTAAGGAGACATAATATGTCAACTGAAATAACAAAAGCATTTGTAGAACAATACAGTTCAAACATACAAATGTTATCACAACAAAAAGGATCACTTTTAAGAGATAAAGTGAGACTTGAATCTGTTACAGGGAAGAACGCATTTTTCGATCAAATCGGAAGTGTAACTGCAACAGTAAGATCAACTAGACACTCAAACACACCTCAAGCAGATACACCACATAGTAGAAGACGTGTATCACTTGTTGACTATGAGTTTGCAGATTTAGTTGACGATCTAGATAAAGTAAGAATGTTAGTAGATCCTACTTCTAGCTATGCACAAGCTGCTGCTTATGCAATGGGTAGAGCAATGGATGATGCAATTATTGCTGCTGCTACAGGAGCATCTGACACAGGTGTTGCTGGTGGTACTTCTGTTGCATTACCTTCTGGTCAAAAGATTGCTGAATCTGGAACTGCTGGTTTAACTATCGCTAAATTAAGACAAGCGAAAGAAATCATCGATCTAGCTGATGTTGATCCTTCACTAAAAAGATACATCATCGTATCTCCAAAACAGATCACAGATCTATTAGGAACTACTGAAGTAACTTCAAGTGATTTCAACACAGTAAAAGCATTAGCATCTGGTGATGTTAATACTTTCTTAGGTTTTGATTTCTGTGTAACTAACAGACTAACAATCGCTTCAAGCAAAAGAAAATGTATCGCTTTCGTACAAGATGGTGTTGCATTAGCTATGGGTAAAGACTCTACTGCTAGAATCGATGAAAGATCTGACAAAGGTTACGCAACTCAAGTTTACTATTCTGCTGCATTCGGTGCAACTAGAATGGAAGAAGCTAAAGTTGTAGAAATACTTGCTCACGAAGCATAGTAAATAAATTTTAGGGGGTGGAAGCGAGAGTGGAAACCCCCTAGAGTGCATGAAACAAATTAAAGATCTACAAACTGTTCTACATTTTAAAAAAGGAGATCATGTTTATAGATATGTTTTAGTGGATAGATTTAAGAATGATGGTAAAAATCATTATGGTTTTGATACAAAACAGAGTAAAACAACAGAAGAAATCTTTGCGTTAGAAAAAGATAGACAAATAAGACGCAAATATATTATAAGGAAGTAGTATGGCATCAGTAGTAGACATTTGTAATGGAGCATTAAATCAACTAGGTGCGTCAACAATATTATCACTTACAGAAGATTCAAAAAACGCAAGACTTTGCAACGCAAGATACACACAAGTTAGAGATAGTTTATTTAGATCTCACCCTTGGAACTGTTTAATCAAAAGAGTTGAACTAGCAAGAGATACAGAAACTCCTTCATGGGGTTTTAGTTATCAATTTACTTTACCCTCTGATTGCTTGAGAGTTCTTGGAATATTAAATTATGATTATGATTTTAAAGTTGAAGGTAGAAAAGTTGTAGCTAATCATGACACAGTAAAAATTCAATATGTTGCAAGAATTACAGATGCTAATCAGTATGATGAATTATTAAGAGAAACAATTTCTGCATCACTAGCAGCAGACATTGCTTATGCAGTAACATCTTCTAATCCTACTGCACAAAATATGTATAATTTATTTCAAGACAAATTAAGAGAAGCTAGATTTGTAGATGCTACAGAAGGTCAGAATACTAATCCAGATAATGGTCAATCAGATGTTCTTGGATCTTCTTCTTTTATAAACGCAAGGTACTAACCTATGGCTAGAGTTGCTGTTCAATTAACGAACTTCACAGGTGGAGAATTATCACCCAGGCTTGATGGTAGAAACGATTTACAAAAATACCCTACAGGATGTAAGACTTTAGAAAACATGATTGTGTTTCCTCATGGAAGTGCAGCAAGAAGATCTGGTACACAGTTTGTGGCAGAAGTAAAAGATAGTTCTAAAGAAACAAGATTAATTCCTTTTGAGTTTAGTACAACACAAACTTATATGTTGGAGTTTGGAAATCAGTACATAAGATTTTATAAAGATGATGGTCAAATATTATCTAGTGGATCTGCTTATGAAATAGCTTCACCTTATTTAGAAGCAGAACTATTTGATATTAAATATGCACAATCTGCTGACGTTATGTATTTATGTCATCCCAATCATCCTGTAAAAAAATTAGCTAGAACAGGTCATACATCCTGGACACTAACAAGTGTTGAATTTACCAATGGTCCATTTATGGATCACAATATTGAAACAACAACTATAACAGCATCACATACCAATACTGGTCATACAGGAACATTAACTTTATCATCAACTACTGGAGTTAATTCTAATCAAGGCTGGTTATCAACTGATGTTGGAAGATTAGTTCATGTACTTGATGGTCATGTAAAAATTACAGGATACACATCATCAACTGTTGTTAATATGGAAGTGTTATCAGATATATCAAGTGGATCAGCTACAACTGATTTTGCATTAGGATCTTTTAGTTCTACTACTGGTCATCCTTCTTGCGTAACTTTCTTTGAACAAAGATTAGTATTTGCAGCAACTTTATCTCAACCACAAACATTATTTTTTTCTAAGTCTGGTGATTATGAAAACATGGATGATAACTATCATGGAACAGTAGCAGATGATGATTCTATTATTTACACAATCGCATCTAACCAAGTAAACGCAATTAGATTCATGACAGCTACAAGAACTTTAATCATTGGTACTGCAGGTGGTGAGTTTGCAGTTAGTGGTGGTGGAACTGATATTGCTATTACACCTACAAACATACTAATTAAAAAACAATCTAATAATGGAGCTGCAAATGTAGATGCTCTAGCTGTTGGTAACGCAACTTTATTTTTACAAAGAGCAAGAAGAAAATTAAGAGAACTAGCTTATAACTTTGATGTTGATGGTTATGTAGCTCCAGATTTAACTATCCTTGCCGAGCATATTTCTGAAGGTGGATTTAAACAATTATCATATCAACAAGAACCTAATCAAGTTATCTGGTGCGCTAGAAATGATGGTCAATTAGTTGGTCTAACCTATCAAAGAGAACAACAAGTAGTTGCCTGGCACAGACATATTTTTGGTGGAGTATTTGGAAGTGGTAATGCAGTTTGTGATAGTGTTGCAACTATTCCTACAGATGATTCAGAATATCAAACATGGGTTATTGTTAAAAGAACAATCAATGGTGCTACAAAAAGATATGTAGAATATATTCATCAATATGACTTTGATGAAACAGATGATACATCATTTAATTTTTTAGATTCACAATTATCTTATGACGGATCTGCAGTTACAACTATATCTGGTCTTGCTCATCTTGAGGGTCAAACAGTATCTGTATTAGCAGATGGTGCAACACATCCAGATAAGGTTGTAAGTTCTGGAGATATAGTTTTAGAAAGAGCTGCGAGTAAAGTTAAAGTTGGATTAGGTTATACATCTTTATTACAAACAATGAGAATAGATGCTGGCGCACAAAATGGTACTTCACAAAGTAAGACTAAAAGAATATATGAAATTACTGCTAGACTTTATGAAAGTATTGGTGTGGAAGTTGGTCCAGATCTAGCTAACATGGAAAGAATACCTTTTAGATCTTCAGCTAATGCTATGAATAGTGGTGTTAATGTATTTACTGGAGACAAAGAAATAGAATTTAGAGGAAACTATGAAACAGATGGTTTTATATTTGTTAGACAAACTCAACCTTTACCTTTGACGATACTGTCATTATATCCTAAACTTCAAACAAACGATGGATAAAATAATCAATATTGTAAAGTACAAAGGTGAGCATGGTCAATACATTAT